CTATGATAGGTAGAGTCTTAATTGCAAGGCTGACAAGCAAGTAGACGATGAACGGCATATCAAGGATAAGGAGAGGGAAATACAACAAAACTATAGATAAGATATAGAACAAAATATGCATGAATGATAAGCCACCTTTTATAAAGTTTGTTGTTAATTAACAGGAATAAAATACCAGTAGATGATATAGCCACGTCCTTTTATGATTAAAGAGGAGGTGGTTTTATGGACTACAAAAGATACAAATACTCCCGAAATTTAGCGTGGGAGATATTAATTCGTGAAAGGGTAAGAGAACTTCCGGTCAAAATCATACCGCTGTGTCAGAGAATGAATATCCGAGTCATACGGTATTCGGATGCACCACTTATGGCAGACGCCAGCAAGGACGGTTGTGAGGCGGTGATTGACGGTAATATGTACATACTCTATGATGATAAGATATCATCGGTGAGAAAACGTTTTACTATTGCACATGAACTGGGGCATATCCTTATGAAACATTCGGGAGTGCCTGAGGATGAAGCCGAAGCAAACATATTTGCTTCAAGACTTCTGATGCCTGCGTGCATATTGTACGAATGTAAAATTTCATCTGCTGAAGAAATAATGCAGATGTGCGGTGTGAGCAGACAGGCGGCAGAAATAAGGTTAGCCCGACTTAATATGTTAAAAGCACGAAACAAGTTTTACTTGCATCCATTAGAACGCAAGGTCAGACGGAGATTTAAAAAATACATTAAAGGTCTTCGTCAGAATCGGGGAGCTGTTCAAGCATTGAAATCATCTCGGGAGTAAGTCTTTTGAATTTAACTGTCCCGTCCCTGCCGATAAATTTAACATTTTTTGTTTTAAGCTCGTCCTCCAGGACGGGCTTTTTTTCTGTGTTATCGGTGTTTCCCATAAGATAGTCAACAGTAACGCCGAGATACGTTGCAATTTTTGTGAGTTTTTCGGTTTTTGGTGTGTACTTGCCTTGCTTCCACGAGGTAAGTGTAGCGGTGGAAACACCGGTTGCTTTTGCAACTTGATATGCTGTGATGTTGTGCTTTTTTAAAAGTTCTTCAAATACTTCGTACATAATAACCACCTTGATAACTTAGAAAAATTAGATAAAAATACTTGACACACTAAGAAAACTATGCTATCATCAAGGCGAAAAGGCTTAGAAAACTAAGTTATTTCGCGGACAATACATAGATTTCTTATTTAACTTAGATTTGGCGATTTAATTATATAAGAAATCTTATGTAATGTCAATATTTTGTGGGGAAAGGAAGGAATTATGTACGACAAATTTGAAATTTTACTTAATAGAAATGGTCTTACGGCATATCGTGTAGGACGTGATACGGGTATAAGCACGGCAACATTAAGTAATTGGAAGTCTGGAAACTATACCCCTAAAGTAGACAAGTTACAAAAGATTGCTGATTATTTTGGAGTGCCACTTGATTACTTCTACAAGGATTAGAAAGGAGAAGTCTATGGAGAAGAGAGGGTACAGAGAAAACCTTGAAATGCTGCTTATGGTGTTTGCACCGACAGAGTGGCTTACTCAGAAGAAGATAGCAGATGCAATGAGTATTGACGTCAGAACGGTAAAGGCGAGGTTTGGCGTGGACCGTAACGGAATAAGCGTTGCCGACCTTGCACGAAGAATGACGAAATAACTTCTTCTGATAATTAAAACTAAATACTTGTGGGTGCTGACAGGCGGCGTAACAAATAATGCGTAATGCGTAATTCGTAATGCGGAATTGTGGTAGGTTCTGCATAACTTTTCATCCTTTTTATTTTGTTTTGACTCCTGTTGTTGATTGCCATTTTGAATGTGAAACTCATTGAATATACGCCGTCTGTCAGTGCTCACAAGGGAAAGAGGAAGATATGTCACAAAAAACAGAAATTGTATGTGATAGGTGCGGTAAAGAAATCACAAACAAATCAGGTTGTTATAACCCGAGTTATGCACGATATAGGTGGTCTGCCAAAATACAATTATGGGCGGTAGGCGAAACAAGAGGAAGTCAAGGGCAGAGGATAGACCTTTGCGAAGACTGTTACGAACAGTTTGTAAGTTTTATGGAGGGGCTATTGAGGAATGAGAGAGATATTATTCAGAGGCAAGAGAACAGATAACGGTGAGTGGGTGCAGGGAGACTTTTGCAGACCCTGTAATATCGTTTTTGAAGAAATCGGATATGATGCGGTGTTGAAGCAGGACAACGTTCCTGTTTGTGCGGATTATTCGGTAATCCCGGAAACCGTAGGACAGTACACGGGTTTGACGGACAAGAACGGTACGAAGATTTTTGAGGGGGATATTCTTGAATATGTAGACTCTGATAATAACGTTGGTTATCTTACGGTTGTTTTTGAAGAGTGTGCATTTTTAATCGAAGAAGACGGTATAACAATTCCTGACCTTCTTACGTCTTACGTGGCATTAGGGCTTAAAGTCGTCGGAAACGTATACGACCAACCCAGAACTTTTGAAAGGTGGTGTGGAGGAATGAATTACGTAATCAAAATTGACGGAAACAAAGTTACAAGAGAAGAATTCAATAACGCTTCTCTGGAACGTCTGCAACAGCTTATTGGTGGCTACATAGAAACGGTACCGTGTATATTCAGAGATTACATTCTCGTAATTGATGAAGAGGGAAAGCTGAAAGGCCTGCCGAAAAACAGAATTGCCAATGAACTTTCGGCGTTATCGGTACAATGGTTTGACGTTCTCGTCGGTCCTGCGCTTATTGCAAAGACTGAAGGGGACAGGATAGTCGGCTTAAGTGAAGCGGAAACCGACAAGCTTATGAATCGCCTTAATAAGTGGACAGCAAGTGAAGGGCGGAGGATGACGGAATGAGAGCGAGAGTTAATAGTGCTTCACGCTTGACGGCGAAGGAAAAGAAAATTCTTAAACAAACGATAGAAGAACTTACGGAAATGCAGTGTAAAAGGGCATTGGTCAGAGTGCAGCATCTGATGTTTCTCACCATGCACGATGTTTTCAACATAGGCGAAAAGAGATTATATGAACAGTTCTTACCCGCATATCAGAAGTTACTTGATGTTTACAACGTGTGGAAAGAGGACGAAGTGCAGGACGTAATGCTTCAGAGGGCGGTTACAAGTGCTTTTCCCTCTATTGATGATATTTTTAAAAATTGCCCTGCTGAGAAAATAAGTTTTTTACGGGAGTGACTTTTCTTCCGCTGTCGCCAAACAAAACCATTTACCGCCAAGTAAATTGAAAGTGATTGCAGGAAAACACCTCATCCGTCAGCAGAGCTGACACCTTCCCCTCAAGGGGAAGGCTTTGGGTGAGATAGATGCGGAGTTTGTGACGACGAGGCAAGGGAGGCTTTGGAGGGAAAAATAGGGTTCCCGACACGAGGTAGCGAAGCGGCGGTTTGGTAGTGAATGACATTCCGGTGGATTGTCAGAGCCAAACCGTGACCGAGCCGCAGCGAGACGAATGAAGTGCGAAAAAGGAGTGATGATATGCCGTATTTTAACCGATGTTATATGTGCGGGGAAGTACTTGACCCGGGCGAAAAATGTGAATGTCAAAAGGAGAGTAAAGAGAATGAAAAAGATAATGAAAGTGATAGCAATAATTCTGATAACGGTTATGTGCTTTCTCATCGGCAGGGAGTATGCCCTGTATGAGAGAGGGTACAAGGCGGTCGGCGGAGAATATCTGATACTTATAATACCGTCAATAGCGTATCTGATTAAAGAGGTTATAAAGGACTATAAATCAATTCAGAATTCGTAATGCGGAATTCGGAATTAAGGAAGAAATTCTTACAGAATTTCAATTGAAAAAAGGGCTCCCGACACAAGGCAGAATGAAGCGAAGCGAAATGCGTTGTGGTGGGAAAGAGGACGAGCAACGTAGCAGGTGGAATTTTCGCATATATGCGGAAATGAAACTATGCGAAGTTTGTGAGGACGAACAATCCCTCAGTCACCTGCGGTGACAGCTCCCTTTACACAAGGGAGCCTTGAGAGGCACGAGAACTATATGAAAGGATGAGGAAGGTATGCTCAACAGTGTTAATCTTATGGGACGGCTTACGGATGATCCTATTCTTCGACAGACACAGGAGAACGTGTCTGTCACAACATTTACGCTTGCGGTAAATCGGGACGGCAAGAGTGAAGAGGCAGATTTTATCGACGTAGTGTGCTGGAAAGGAACGGCGGAGTTTGCCGCCAAGTATTTTGTAAAAGGATCGAAGGTTGTTGTAAGCGGAGTGCTGCAGACAAGGACCTGGCAGGATAAATACGGCAACAACAGAAAGGCCGTAGAGGTTATAGCAAAAGAGGTGTTTTTCTGCTGATGAGTATGAAAAACAAAAACTGTCGGAACTGTGCATACAGCTATGCAGACGGCGTAGGGCAACATTACTGTATATACATTCTGGTAGAACGTAAGCGTCGACCGTGTGAGGGCGGAGATAAATGTACGGTGAAAAGAAAATTCTCGGATATGACACTCGATGAAAGAATACAGTTCAGAAGAAAGAGGGAACGGTATTTGTCGATTGCTGATTACAGAGAAAGAAGAAGTTTGAGTTAATTCGGAATTAAACAATCCCTCAGTCACCTGCGGTGACAGCTCCCTTAGATAGGGTTCCCGTTGCGAGGCAAAGGTACTGCGTTGCAATGGGATAGAGGACGAGCAACGCAACAGGTGTAATTTTGCGGATAGCAAAATGAAACAAAGTGAAGTTTGCGAGGACGTGCAAGGGAGCCTTTAGGGAGAAGAAGGAGAAATGACGAAATGTTAAGAAAAGAAAGAATACAGACAATGGGGACAAGAGAACTTGCAAAGTTTATATATGACGTGCAACTTTCAGGGGACTGGTGCTGTAAGGAGCATTGTCCACGTTATTCGCATATCGGTTGCAGCAGCTGCAGCGAGGCAAATTGCATAGATGCCATAGGGCACTGGCTTGAAACGAGAGAGATAGAGGAAACAGTAAACGCAGGTCGGATACTTAGGGAGTATGAGGAAAGCCTGACTTTTGAGATTGACAGAGAAATAAATCCTTTTTTTAAGGAGTTTTTGAAGAAAAACAAGGGTAAAGAGGGTGTAAGTGAAAAGGATATATACGAACTTAAGGGGTATTTCAAAGGGCTGAGAACAGCTAAAGAAATTTTAGACAGAAAGAAGGCAGAAAAGTGATAGTAAGTATAGCGGTGGACAAGCTTGAGCCACATCCGGATAATCCGAGAAAAGAACTTAAAGATATTGATGAACTTTCGCAGAGCATAAAGAAAAGCGGAATACTGCAGAACCTTACGGTTGTTAAAATTGATGAGGATAGATACAGGGTGATAATCGGACACCGAAGGCTTGAGGCGGCAAAACTTGCAGGACTTACCGAAGTACCGTGCAGTATTGCTGATATGGACGAAAAGCAACAGCTTGCAACGATGCTTCTTGAGAATATGCAGAGAACGGATCTTACTCCCTACGAGCAGGCAAAAGGCTTTCAGATGATGCTTGATTTAGGTGAGAGCGTTACGGATATTGCAGACAAGACGGGCTTTTCGGAAAGCACGGTAAGGCACAGAGTTAAACTTCTTGACCTTGATGAGCAGAAACTTAAAGAGGTTTGCAAGGAAAAACAGGTTTCGATGAATGACCTTATTAAACTTGAACAGGTTAAAACGCCGGGCAATAAGAACCTGCTTCTCAACAGTATCGGAACAAACAATTTTGACAGCTGCTATCAGACGGTAATCAACAATCAGATAAGGGCTGAAAATGCACCGCTTATAAAGGCGGAACTTGACAGCTTTGCAAAGAAGATACCGAAGGAAGAACAGTACAGCAACAAGTATGATACAGTGATATGGAATATCGATTTCCTTACTTATGAGCAGGGAAGTATAAAACCTAATGATGCAGATAAGACGGAGTACTTCTACGTCTGGGACCTTAAATACTACATTGCCAAACTTCTGAAAAAAGCGGAAAGAACGAAGAAACCGCAGAAGAGCAAAGAGGAAAAGGAAAAAGAAGAGTACATAAAGAGGAAAAAGGCAGATGCCGAAGAGATAACGAAGATGTGTTATCAGCTGCGAAGCAAATTCCTCGACAACCTGACACCGTCGCAAAAACAGATACCTATTATATTAAAGTATCTCACTATGGCTTGTATTGAAATGAGAAATGCATATTGCTCATTTCCCGTTGCAAGACTTCTCAAAGCGGTGGGAGAGGAAGAAAAAGACAACTTTTCTTCAACAAGAGAGAATACTGCAAAACTGAAAGCAAAATACAACGAGAGCCTGTCTGCATTAACTGTTGCCGTACAGCTTGATGATAAGGAAACCAACGGGTATTACTATATAGATTACAGTACCGGCTTTCCGAAATACCAAGAAAACACGAAACTCGATTTATTATATGAATTCCTTGAAGCACTCGGATACGGGACGTCGGACGAAGAAAAACGACTTGCGGACGGAACGCATGAGATATTTAAAACAATTCGGAATTCGTAATTTCGGTTGAATAAACACCTCACCACCGCCTGTGGCGGAGCCTCCCCTCCAGGGGAGGCCGTGTTGTTACATTAGTTAAATATAGAAAACAGTCTTTTAACTCTGCGGTGGCGGAGTTGAAAGGCTGGTATGCAGTATTAAGTTAATGACCATTTTAAGATAATCTTTTGTTTTACGCCTCAAAGGGGTGAGGGGGAGCAGGGGGAGAGGGGAATGGGCGGTATGTGAGCCCCTCTTCCCCGCTTGAATACTACAGGAAGGATTAAACTATGCGAACGTTTTACAAAGAACAACTACATAAAAGCGGAAACTTTGCAGACGTGCAAATTTTTCCTGTATATCGAAAAACGAAAACGAGAAGTAAAAAGAGCAAGCCGAGCAGTGAAACACAGAAGAAACTAAATGACAGAAATGCTGCCATGCGACTTACACGCCTTCTTCACAGAAACTTCTGCAAGAATGATATCGTGATACACCTTACATACCGTGATGAAGATATGCCGACGGCGGAAGAGAGCAAGAGGCTTGTTCAGAATTATATCCGCCGAATCAAAAGGTTATACAAAAAAAGCGGAATTGAACTGAAGTACGTCTGGCTTACGGAACAGGGAAAGAAAAGCGGACGAGTGCATCATCATATGGTGTTGCCGGGCGGAGTGGACAGAACGGTGCTTGAGGAAACGTGGGGAAAGGGCTATGCAAACAGTAAGGCGTTGCAGTTTACCAAAGACGGACTTGCGGGACTCTCATACTATATGACGAAGCAACAGTACGATTATCGTCACTACAATGCAAGCAGAAATCTGTATCAGCCCGAAGTGCTTGAAAACGAATACAGGATAAGCGGTAAGACGGCGGGCGTTATTGCTGAAATGAGTATTGATGCCAAAATCAAGCTTAAAAAGTTATATCCCGAATACGTTGTTGCAAGTGTGGAAGCAAATCCGACGGATACGTTCGGTACATACGTGAGTATACGCCTGGTTAAGATAGAGGCAATATTGCAAGGGGAAATTGAGGTAAGTAAAGAGGAACTGAGGGAGATAAAACGGGAATATGTGCAAAGATGTTGAAAGACTGATAAACTCAACTGACGATCGGCTTCTTAAGATTATTTTGACGGAGCGATACGTTAACTGTCGGAAATGGAAAGAGATAGCTGACTTAATCGGCGGTGGCAACTCTGAAGAAAACGTAAAGAAAATGGCATACCGCCATATAGAAAAAATAAATAAAAGACGTCGGTAAACTGTAAATCGGCAGTTCGGCGTCCATATCGTGCGCGCACGTGTGAAAAACAGACCTCCTGAAAAGAAGGTCTTAAAGTCATCTTCGGAACGGGAAACCGTTCTTTTTTTTGCCTCAAATTTCGGGACAAATTTTAAGGTTTTGAAAAGATGTCCCGAAAATAAGTATTGACACAGATTAAAATAGTCTCGGAAGGACGGAATGAATTTTAATTGCCTGAATGTAACTTGCAAGGACGAGAAGGGAGTTGACGGACACGGCAAAAAAACAAAAAAAGACCAAGAGGCCGCTCACCGAAAATACCCGTAAAGGCAAGTATCAGATATGGCTTGAGGCAGATAAACTGTTACTCCTTGAGGCGTGGGCCAGAGACGGATTTACCGATGAAGAGATAGCGGGAAAAATGGAGATTGCTTATTCTACTCTGCGAGAGTGGAAAAAGAAGTATCCGCAGTTTGCCGTAGCACTGAAAAAGGGTAAAGAGGTTGCTGACGTTGAAATCGAAAATTCTCTTTTCAAAAGAGCGAAGGGATATACGGTTAAAGTAAAAAAGACATTCAAAGTTAAACGCAGTGAGTATGACATAGAGACGGGTAAAAAGACGGCTGATTTTGAAGAGCTTGTTGAGGGGGAAGACGAGGTACACGTTCCTGCAGACACAACGGCGATAATGTTCTGGCTGAGAAACAGAAAACCTGATACGTGGCGTAACAAACCGCCTGAGTTTGACGAAATAGAGGATATGAGTGAGATAGAAAGTGAGATTTTCGGAGAGAAAAAAGAGAAAAACACTTAATTATCATTTTACGGATAAACACATTGATTACATACGGCGTACGAAAGGGTGCGCTTACAATATAGCCGAGGGCTCTATAAGGTCGGGAAAGACAACCGACAACGTGCTTGCTTTTTCACAGGATATTAAAGAGGCGAGAGATAAGATTTTTCTTGCGACCGCATCGACACAGCCTACGGCAAAACTTATCATCGGAGATTGCGACGGCTTCGGGCTTGAGCATATATTCAGAGGGCAGTGCCGTTGGGGAAAGTATAAAGGCAACGAATGTCTGATTATCAAAGGGCCTGCGACACGTGGCAGAGAAAAGATAGTTCTTTTCTGCGGTGGTGCAAAGGCTGACAGTTATAAGAAGTTCAGAGGTTTTACAATCGGTGCATGGATAGCGACAGAGATTAACCTGCACCACGAAAATACAATCCAGGAAGGACTTAAACGACAGATTAAAGCTGACCGAAAGAAACTATACTGGGATTTAAACCCCGACAATCCCGGTCAGCAGATCTACACGGAATATATTGACAAGTGGGCCACTCTTGCGAGTGAAGGGAAGCTTCGTGGCGGTTTCAACTACCAGGCGTTTAATATATTTGACAACATCAACATTCCGAAGAAAAACCTTGATGAGATCCTCAGCAGATATGAAGAAGGCACGGTTTGGTACATCAGGGACATTCTCGGTAAAAGGTGCGCAGCTGAAGGGCTTATATACCGTCAGTTTGCAAATGATTCATCAAAATGGATTATTGACAAAGTGTCTGATGAAGACAGAAAAGAGATTGCGTATATCAGTATAGGCATAGACTACGGCGGAAACCGTTCTCTTACGGCGTTTTCTGCGGTCGCAATACTGAGAGGATATAAAAAAGTTATAGCACTTGCCGATCATCATATTGCAGGGCAAAAAGGTGAAATTGACAGTGACAGAGTCAATGCTGAATTTGTATCTTTTGTAAAGAGGCTTAAAGAAAAGTATCCGAATGTCGATATAAGATACGGGTTCGGGGATAACGAGGCACAGTATCTCAACAACGGACTGAGGAAGGCTTGCCGTGCTGCAGGTCTTAACATAACGATAAGGGACTGTGTCAAGACGGACGTAAGCCAAAGGATTATATGCACGAATACGCTGCTTAACACAGGCAGACTTCTTATATGCAAAGACTGTTCTCTTCTGATAGGCGGTCTTAAAAATGCGGTGTGGGACTCGACGGCTAAAGTAGATACGAGGCTTGATAACTTTTCAAGCGACATTGATATTCTTGATGCTTTTGAGTATGCGTGGTGTGCTGAAATTGCAAGGTTAATACCGCAGTATGATATGTCGGTTAAAGAGGCGCCGAAGTACAATTTTGAAGTTGAGAAACCGAAGGCAAACGGAGTTCTCGGAAAGGTTAAGGTTTACTAATGTTTACTAAAATAAAAAACGAGGATTTTAAGGACAAAGACGTATCGAGTATAACAGCGAATCCGCTTTTAGGTGATGCAACGATAAATAAAGCGTTGTTTGATAGAGCTGCTAAAGAAGTGTTGATGCCTGCTATCAATAGACTTATTGATGAGCTCTTGGATACAAATGCGCCTAAGCACATCGGTGCAGAAGGCGGTACGCTTGAAGAATTGCTCAATGGATTGAAGAAGAGCTTATCAGACGTGCCGGGCACGATAGATGAAAAGGTTGCAACGGCGATAGCGCAGGTAGTTGCAGATGCACCTGCGTCACTTGATACGCTTAAAGAGTTGTCGGACTGGATAAATACCCATGCTGAAAGCGCAGCTAAAATGAACAGTGCCATTGAGGACAACAGGAAGGCTTTGGAAGACATAGTCAACAAGAAGAACGGAATGGGACTGTCGGAAAACAATTATTCGGACGAGGAAAAAGAAAAAGTTTCTGAAGCTTATGAACATTCGCGAGAGAACCATGCGCCGTCAAACGCAGAAAAAAATGCTATTATTTCGATTAAAAGAAACGGCACAGCACTTACACCCGACGCTAATCGTGAGGTTGATATTAAGGTGCCTACTAAGACATCTGAGTTAACTAATGATAGTGAATTCATACAGCCCGGTGATAATACTCGCTTAAATACTTTGCAAGTAGATAACGAGTTACTAATAGGAGGACATTCCCTAAGCGATGACGGTTTTGGTGTCTTCTGCGTGAGTGGTGATGTTGAGGATAGTTATCTTGGCCTTGATTTTGGTGCAATTATTTTTAATGGACGTATCGGTGCAAAGACAAACAGCGACGATGACGACAATTCAATATTAGAGCTCTATGATGACTGGAACGCAACAGATTATATTACATTGCGTGGTGTAGGCACTCCTGTTGCAGATAACGATGCCGCAAACAAAGAATACGTTGACAATATCAGGAAATGGAAATTCATCAAGAATGACACGTTAACTGAAGGCGTAGCCAGTATAACAGTTAATTTCGATGATGAGTACAAAGAACTGTACGTGAGAATGGTTGTCCCGACAATGATTTCTGATGAGATGCCTACCGTATCAGCAGGAAAGGTAACTGTGTACGCAAACAAGTATGCGACTGAGAATTGCGTCTTAAAGGAGAATTCGACATTATTCACGGATACAACAGGAGAGTCATTGAATCTTAATTATCACGTGCGAATGGTTAATAAGCATTGCAACGTTCAAAGGCAACATTCTTACGGTAACCGACAGGCTAATGCAAGTGCTGCGACAAACAATACATTTTCAGGATACACGGATATGGGACAAGAATATCTTGAATCATTGGTATTTGTCTTTAGTCCGACACCACGAGTGTTCCCTGCGGGAACGACCTTTGAGATTTGGGGGGTAAAGGCATAATGAAAAAATATATCAACGGTGAGTATATTGATATGACAGAGGAAGAAATCTCTAATCTTCCAAAGTTTGATGAAGAAACAACAGAACCGACAGTCCTTGAAAGAATTGAAGCAATGGAGGCGGTTCTTTTAGAGGGGGTGCTTTTAAGTGATTAAATTTCTTGTGATACAAATTAGGCTCGGAAGAATCACGCTTGAAGAAGTTCCCGAAAAGTACAGAGCAGAAGTGGAAAAGCTGCTGACGGGAGGTGTTACGGTGTGACGGTAGGAAACATAATAACAATCCTGAGTGTTTTTGCAACGCTTATTACGGTGATGACACCGATACTTAAACTCAACACGTCGATTACAAAGCTCAACTGCACGATCGACAATCTGAGTGCATCAGTCGGAAGAAGTGACGACAGGCTTGACTCACATTCACAGAAACTTGATGACCACGAAAAAAGAATTTCACATCTGGAGGGACATTAAAATGAAAGAAAAATTTACAAAGCTTATAAACGTAAAATCAATAGTTACGATTCTTTTGACACTTGTGTTTGTGTTCCTTGCGGTCAGAGGGGATATATCGCAGGAAGTGATGACGATATATACAACCGTGATTGCTTTCTACTTTGGAACACAGTATGAAAAGAGGGAGAAGGACGATGTATCCCGTTAAAAATCACAAAATCACCTGCAAATACGGCGTCAAAGGTGATTGGAAGTGCGGTTACCACTGCGGTGTCGACCTTATCCCCACCGATAAAGACTACAACATCTATTCCCCCGTACCTGCAAAGGTGCAGACGGTGGGTAAAAATCACGCCTCATATGGAAACTATATTGTGTTAAAGCATACGGACGGATATTTTTCAAGGTATGCTCACCTTGACAGCGTTGCTGTAAAGAAGGGACAGGCTGTATTAGAGGGAACGGTGCTCGGTGTAATGGGTAACACGGGCAATTCATCGGGCAGGCATTTGCATTTTGAGGTGCATAAGGGTAGTTTGATGAAATATCCCGCAAATACAGACCCGACAGAGTATTTAAGCGGTGCTCTTTACAGCTATGTTGACAAAATACATACGGTTAAGATACCGATATCACGCTTTAAAATTGAAGTGTGGGACAAGAAAAAGAAGACTTCTAAAATCAAAAACTATGCAAACGGCGGTTTCTTTGCCGACGGTTACAGAGAAAACAAAAAAGATTTCGTTCTGCCGGTCGGACATCTGATTGCCGACTGCACATACATAACGGAACTGAATTACAAATATCTGCAGGAACGAGGCAGAATAAAAGGCAACAAGGTATACGTTGATGCGTCAAAGTGTCCGAACGGTGCAGTATCTCCCGAAAACAAGGCTTTTGGCGGTAAAATGATATCTACACTTGTAGTTGTTGACGGGGATGCAGGTATCGTAAAAGCGAAAAACATAAATGAGTTTTTGAGTGCTGACTATGCTGTAAGTGGCGTACCTGTTATAGCAAACGGAAAAGACGTGTCTTACACAAAAGACGTACTTCCGCAAGGTTGGACTTCGGGAAGCCTGTATAATACAAAGCATATACTTGTCGGAATTAAAGGTGACGGGTATATCTACCTTATGGGGATACAAACAAGAACAAAAAATTGTATACAGTCGAGCGAGGTTTATAATCTGCTCAAAGGTCAAGGATTTACAGACGTGATAAAGTTAGACGGTGGAGGTAGCACGGTTCTTGACTTTGAAGGCAAAAACAAATTTGTGGCAAGTGGCAACAGACAAATTCATAACGTGATTTGTTGGTAAAAATATCGCAGCGAGAGCGGAAAAATGCAGAAAGGTAAAAATATGGAAAACTTTAACTCAGTAAACGATGAGCAGGGTGCAGTCGTGGGCACTACCAACACAGCGGATGATGTAAGCGTAGCTGCGGAAGGTGTGACTGAAGGTCAGTCAGGTACTTCTGCAGAGGAAGTCGCAACTCCTCATCAGAATGCAGAAACAAATGCGGCTTTCGCACAGATGAGACGAAGTATGGAGCAGGCTCAGCGTGAACGTGACGAGGTAAGCAGAAGAATGGCTGACCTTGAACGTGGTCTTGCCGGAGCAGGCTACAAAGGAACTGCGGAAAACATTATTGAACAGCTTGAAGCTGAAAATCTCGGTTTAACGGTTGAACAGCTGAGAACCAAGAAGCAGGGACAGAGTGAAGCGGTAAAAGCGTCTCCCGAATACAAACGTCTTGAGGAAGAAGTGAAGAATTTCAGACAGAAAGAGGCACAGGCACTTTTTGAAAAAGACCTTGCTGCCATTAAAGCACTTAATCCCAACGAAAACGCCGCAGACATCAGCGAACTCGGCGAGAAGTATTTCAAACTGAGAGCCGCCGGCATTGATAATCTTACCGCTTATAAAGCGATTGCTGACAGCAGGCCTACGTCAGCCCCCGCAGATATAGGAAAGGTAAGTTCAAGCGGCAACGAAAAAAGCAACTATTACACAAACGAAGAGCTTGACAATCTTACACCGTCACAGCTCGACAATCCGAGCGTACTTAAAAAAGCGTTACGCTCAATGAAACATCTTAAATAACGAAAGGAAAAAAGAAAATGGCATACGAACATTTTAAACCGACCATATGGTCAAAGTATATTCAGCACGAACTCAAGAAGTTCACAGTATTTGAAAAGGACTGTAATTATCAGTTCAAGGGCGAAGTTGGCAAGGGAAAGACGGTTAAGATTCTCGGTGTATCCACTCCGGCAATAGGAGATTACAACATCGAAACAGGCATAGGAAAAGCCAGCACGGTAGCTGATTCTTCACAGCTTCTTGTTATCGACCAGGCAAAATACTTCAACTTTATGGTTGATGACGTTGACGAGGCACAGTCACAGGACGGCCTTATGGAAGCACTTATGGAAGAGGCTACAAGAGCAATGGCAGAGTGCAGAGATACGTTCATTGCAAACGTGGCAGCAGGTCAGGTAGCTGACTCGGGCACACTTGCAGAAGGTATGGTATCTGAATCGACTGCTATTACTACCGCAAGTGCGGCAACTGCGGCAAGAACGGCAAAGGCTGCAATAGACAAAGCTCTTCAGAAACTCTGGGAAAACGGCGTTTCACAGAAGGACGACGTTACGATTTACCTTAATCCTGCTGTATATCTTCTCTTCCAGGAATATATCACCGAAACAAAGACTGACAATGACAAGGCTATTGCTTCGGGTATTCTCGGCAATTACTCAGGTGCAAAGGTGAAGATGAGCAACAACTTCTATAACGACGGTACAGATGATTATATGTTTGTGAAGACATCAAAGGCTATTGCTTTCTGCAGTGGTATAGATGAGGTTGAAGCATACAGACCTGAAGAGTACTTCTCTGATGCAATCAAGGGACTTAATACCTACGGTGCAAGAATCGTAAGACCGAAGGAACTTTACGTAATAAAGGCTCACTAATATAGTCGGGTAAAGAGGAAAAGGGACGGGGATATAACCGTCCCTTTTTAAGAAAGGAACGATGTATATGAAACTTGGAGAAGCAAAGGAAGCGGTATATAAACTGCTTGATGAGTATTCGGCAAACGGAGAAATGATGCTTGATGAAGATATTGTTCTTCGTATGAATACTCTTTTTGATATAGCACAGAAGAATATGGCGGCATTATGCCCCATAAGAAAATTGACAGAAAAGACAGATTTCTGCGAAACAGACGGAAAGATTGTTAAAGTGCTCGGAGTATATAAGACAAACGGAGACCGAGTGGAAGTTAAAAAAATCGGGAACAGGTATACGTTTGACGGAACGGCGCTTGTTGACGTGCTGACTATGCCTGAAGACATCACTAAAGACACCCCCGATACTTATGAATTTGAAATTAAAGAGGCGTTCGCAGCTGCGATGCCGTTTTGGGTTGCTGCCCAGATAAATGTAACAGATCTTGTTGTAGGTGCAAACGGACTGCTTGCCGCTTATGACAGAACAGTACAAATGGCAATGTCATCAACGTCACCGTATACGGGAACTGCGGAGGTAGTATGAGTTCGATATCAAGAAGAAAGTACAGCGTAACAAGAGGCGCAGACTTCTCGAATGATGAATCTATGGTTGATTATGAGAGAGCACCAATATGTGAAAATATCATTCCCGACGGTGCGGGATATCCCGAAAAGAGACCGGGGTGGAGAGTGGAAAATGAGTACGAAGGTAAAATCTACGGTCTGCACAAGTATACCTTCGGCGGTGTTACGAAGATGCTCGTGCACGAGGGTACGAGGCTGTGGTGTGACGATGAGCTTCTTTGTGAGGATATGGCAGAGAGTATAAGCCGTTCTTATCAGAATGAGAATGACCTTATTATCCTTGACGGTGAGAATTACAGGGTATTTAAGGATAATACGGGTGTAGTTTACGGTGTACCGTGGCTTGAACAGAAAGAAAATAAAGCTATTCTCGATTATCACGGGACACAAAAGGTCAATCTTGTTGAGAGGATATTTATAGGGGATGAGACGTATTCGGTTATAAATATGGAAGAGGCTGAGTTTGACACGACTGCTGAAAATTATACGGCATATGAAAACCCCGCAAATATGTCAGAGTTTGAAATGGACAGCAGAGGCTATTATGTTTTCATTGTTGACGGGGAGAGATATCTTTTTTACAACGACAAGCAGGAAAATACTACAACGATTGAGGAAGGTGTGCCGTATTTTGAAAGAGACGGTCGTTTCTTAAGAGTGGTGGGCATGGCACCAGCATATTATGTTACCAGTATAGATATGGTTTGTTCTCCAAGTAACCCTAAGCCTGTTGGCACAATAACTAAATGTTCCTGTACGGAACGTTTGGAAATGACCAGTTCGGGCTTTTACAGCTTTAGAATAAACTATGCTGGAGGCATCATCCTTTCAGCTTCAACGGACAAATATATTTTTTACAATGCACCGAAAAAAACAAGGTGGAAAATTGCAAAAGCCGGCGAAGCGGATGGTCTTGGATTTGTTGAATCGGGAGATACTTGTCTGATAAGCGGTATGCATATTCCGACAACTACGATATCGAACAGCTGCATGACCTCTGAATTTCTCGATTACGATAATGCTGTGGCGGCAGTCGCTAACGGGGTAGCATATGAAAAGGCGAATAAGCTGACGAGATACAGACGTATGACGGCACTCGGAAGTGGAAGTACGGTAACAGATGCACAGGGAAAAAACTGGAGTGGCGGACGGTATATGCTTGACGGAACGGTGGCAGATTCTTGCTTAGGTGAAAAAATTTACCGCAGAGTTTCGGGTACTTCACCGGAACTTCTGGGCAGACACGTTCATGATATGCGTATATTTGTAAACGGCAAAAAATATGACAACGTGCTTAGTGTGGGCACAGACGGACTGACCTCCAATCATGCTTATATGAGGGATGCGGGATATGAGTGGGTTGTAGTTAGGTATGCTCTTATCGGAGGTAAAAAAACATCCTCACATCTCGTGTATATAGGCGATGATTCGATTCTGCCGAAGGTAACGGGCAGGGACAATATAGAAATATATTACGTTGCCGAGGCTGATGAGGACAACGATATTGCAAAATGCACGGTCATTTCCGAGTATGACAACGCTCTGTTCGTGACGGGAAACCCCGACAAGCCTAATTTTGACTGGCACAGTTACGTCGAAAACCCGTATTATTTCCCTGATTTGAATTATCAGAAATTCGGGGACAATACCGCTGTGCTCGGCTACGTCAACACGGGTGAATATCAGGCGATTGTCAAGGCTGACGGTGCGGCAGGCGGCAGCATTTACATAAGAAGCGTTGACGAGTTTAACGGTGAACGCGCATATCCCGTAAAACAGATGGCTTCGGGTGTCGGCGGTGTGAGTAAGGACGGTTTCTGCTCACTCATCGGGGATGACCTTATGCTCACAAAACAGGGCATTTTTGCATTTACAACTATAGATATGACGGGGGAGAAAACGCTCTCAAACCGAAGTTGGTACGTTGACGGAAAACTCACCAAAGAAAACCTTTCAAATGCAAATATGTTCGTGTGGCAGGGCAAGTGTATGTGTGCGGTAGAGGACAGGGTTTATATACTCAATGCGGAAAGCTCAATGTCGAGAAACCACAAATACGACACGCTCTACGACTGCTACTTCTGGACGGGCATACCTATGGAGAGGGTAGTCGTTATAAATGACGAACTTTTCTTCTCAAACGGGTGTAAAGTGTGTCGCCTTAACACCGATAAAGACGAAAAAGAACGTTACAATGATAACGGTACACCCATTATTGCACGTTGGGCAACGAAGCTTGACGATGACGGCGACATAACGAGATATAAAACTATGATAAAAAAGGGCAATACCGTTACGGTGAAGCCGTATGCAAGGTCATCGGCAAAGGTGTACGTGCGTACCGAAAACGACGTCGAAAAAGAGGTTAAAAAAGGCTATGCCGATATATTCGATTGGGAGAATATAGATTTTTCCAGACTTACCTTTTTAACGAGCAAGACGCTTCGTGAAATCATAGTAAATTCAAAGGTGAAAAAATATAAGCGACTGCAGTTTATCATTGAAAACGATGCTTTGGATGAAGGCTTCGGCGTTATCGAGATAAACAAGCATTTCGCTTATCAGAACTTTATAAAGAGGTGAGAAAATGTTTGAAATAATAAATGAAAATGATTTGAATAACTACGGTGTGGTTTCGGCAGAGAGCGTATTAAACGGTACGGCAGAGGAAAACAAGCAGGTCTTTGACCGTGCGGCAAAAGAACTTCTGATACCTGCATTCAATGCGCTTGCAGGCGACTGCAAAAATATGAACGAAACCGTGACGAACATTGTCGAAGACTTGAGCGACACACACGACGGTATGAAGAAGCTT